GCTCGCGGATAGCGTCAAGCACCCCCCGCCCAGCGTCGCCGAGGTGCGGCAGTTGGCGGTTCACCCCCCGCCCAGCGTTGCCGAGGTGCGGCAGTTGGCGGTTCACCCCCTGCCCAGCGTCGCCGAAAACCATCTTGTCGTCGACGTTGATCCACGGGCCCTTACCAGAGCACCAGCCCGACCCGATCCAGCAGCACAGCCCCCACACCCACCAGCCCGCTATTTGCGGATCGCACCACGTTGGATCGGCGTTCAGTTTGTCTGCTAGGTCAGTTTTTCGCTCCAGCAACCAGAGGTGCCGTGCGTGGAGGTCGTTTTCGTTGACAGGATTATCCAGCCAGCGCTCAACCTCGCATCCGCGCAGCGACGTCGACCGCCAGAAGTTTGCGACGAATCCGTCAAAATCGTTGACTGTTTCAGTCGTGCCAGTGTGTGTCGTCGGGCGACCGAGCAAGACTGCGCCGGACCCAAAGAACGGTTCAACGTAATTCGCCACATCGCCAAAGCGTTGCCACACGTCGTCAGACACACGCGACTTGCCGCCGAACCATGGAAAGGGTGCCTTCATCTGCACACCCGCCTCGAACACCGATCACCACAAGTCTGAACCCGCGTCAGGCAGATCACGCAACGGGCGCTCTTTGCCCACGCTGTCGTCGCCTGCCTCCGGCACCCCTGGCATCGACCTAGACCGCGATAGACAGGCAGCCCGCACAGACACCGACCCGGCGTCGCGCTCTGCTTCAGAGGCACCCTGCGGGGCTTGCCCGATGGTGTCGTGATCGGGTCCGGCACGCGCTGGCCCAAGTCGTGGTCGACGGGTGCTTGCGCGGCGTGGTAGCCGGGCTCGATTGTCGAGAGGATGAATTCGAGGTCGGTCATCGTTTCTCCGCAAAGTAAAGAATCATCTCGGCCACGACGACGACGACGGCGCCGACGACGGCGCCGACGAGCAGGGCGCTCACTGAACACCATCCGGTCGGGGCTGCGGGTAGCGCGTCTCTGACGACGACAGAGCGGTGTTGGCGATGGATTCCACGGACAATCTAGCTCGCGCATAGGTAATTTGTACGCGGGCCTGTTCAATGACGACGTCCGGGATCACGTCGTCGATGGTGACGCCGAGGGCATCGAGGGCGCGGCGTGCAAGTTTGCACACCGCGCACGTTAGACCTTCGCGGAAACAGAATCGAGGCGGGTCGCACAGAATCATCGCTGCCTCACTGGAATTTCACCACGTTGCAGCATCGCCAGCGTCACCGCGTGCACTGCCTCGTCTCTGCTGTACGCCACGACGACAGGATGACCGATTGATCTCAAATAGTCGTGCCAGTCGCGCTGTACTGGCGACGTTCTGCCACCGATAATTTTCATCTCGCACCACAGGTGCAGCGCGGGGACATACAGATCCGGCACGCCAGCCGAGACACCCTCGGCCTTCAGCCTGGCGCCCTGGCTGGCGCCACGACTGCCACCGTTGGGGATCGCAAGGATTCGATGCGGCGTCTGCTGCTTTACCCATTGCACGAATTCGCGTTGTTCGACGTGTTCTGATCGCTGCTTCATTTTTTCACTGTATGCCAATAAGCCCGCAAAGCGCGGCGCACAATCTCGGCTCGGCTCACGCTGGCGAGCGCGGAAGCGGCGTCGAGTACGTCTCTGGTTTGGTCGTCCAGAGTGATTTGAATGATCGTTGCCGCGCCTTTGGGATTCAGCCCGTGACGTCGTCCGCCATGTTTCACGTCGTCACCGCGTCAGGATCAATGCCCATCGCGGCGCAAATCTCGTCAGCGTCGACCTCGTCGCGGATAATGTCGCAAAAAACACCGAATTCGATCCTGTAGTTGTGCAGCGCGACTGCTGCGGCGCCCACGACGTCGACAACGGCGTCACTGGCGGCGACGCCGAGAGCATTGCTGGCCCAAACCGTTGCGTAGGATGCGTCGGCTGCGGCGGCTGCCACGTCGTATCCTGCGGCGTCCCATGCTGCTCGAGCTGCGCGCACTAAGGCGCTGTCGCCAGCAATGACGGCATCAGCGGCGTACCGCGCAGCCCAGAGTTTATCTCTCACCGCGTCGATATCGATCTTTGCCCCGTTCGCCCACGCCGACACGTCGGCCAGCAACGGCAGACACTCAGGCGGCGCAAGATGCGCGCAAGTCTCGGCACACCTCACGGCGGCGCGAACCAGGCGAGCAGGGGGGAGTGTGTGAGCGATGAGCCACGCCATATCTGACATCGACGACGACGCATCCCAAACTGCGCGGAAGGACGCGGCGGCTTTGACCTCGTCGATTCCTGATTGGCAGGCGTTTAGATTCTGCAGGGCTTTAAGTGCTTTCATTTTCGCCCCACGTCGTCAGCACGCCGATCAAATCGTCGGGAAGGTCTGCGTTGGCGCACGTCGCGTCGTGATCGACGTGCCCGCAGGCGTCGCACTGGTCTGGGCCGTTGTCGTCACACTCGGTGGCCCAGGCGGTCACCGTGCGGGTTTGGTCTGCTGCGCGCAGTCGGGTGAGGAGATCAGGGGTCCAGATCATTGTTGCTCCCTTTGTGGTGTAGAAAAAAGCCCCCCGACGTCAGCGGGGGAATCTCAAGCACCGGCCAAGGTGCGATCCGGCTCGCCAGAGGGGAGCCAGCGGGGCCGGAGGTCAAGCGGGGTAGGCTGTCTCGTTGCGAGCAACGCGATCAGCGCGGTTGGCTGCCGCGTAGACAGCAAACAAACGCACGCGAACTTCAACGCTTGCGTTTGCCTCACATGCGTCGTCGTATGCCTTGCGAGCAAGGTTGACGGCCGCGTATGCGATCTCGATCTGGTTCTGGTTCTGGCTGTTCATTTTGTGGCTCCCTGTTTTGCTCGGCTGGCTTGCCTCGCCTGCTCACTATGCGCTTGACCCTGTACAGAGTCAAGCACAGTGCTAAAGAAATCGACCGTGACGACGTCAGATCATGCCGGGGAGCAGTGGCGTGTAGCCTCGATCCAGCCTGATCTGTGCCTTCGCGTGACTGATCGGGTCCATCTCTGCGCCCACAGTTCGCCGACCCTCGGTGAGCGCGCCAAGTAGCGTAGTCCCTCCGCCGGCACAGGGATCACAGACGAGATCGCCGGGGCGGGAATAGTCGCGAACGATTGACCGCATAAGAGACAACGGTTTCGCGCCAGCGACGGCGCCGTTTTTTTCGCAGTGCGAGAAATAGGCGCCTGGCAGACACCCCCAGGTGTTGAACGGGGCACCCCGTGGCCGACTGACCACGAGGTAAACGGTCCACGACGCAGGCCCGTCACCGACAAGCCTGGGGCGTTTCTGGATGATCGGCAACGGTGCGAACGTCAGCCGTCCGAAGGCACCTAGTGCTGCCTCGTAAGCCGGCACAAGATCGTGTGACGTCATCGCAACAAACCAACCTCGACAGCGTGGCGCCCACGACGCCACGAATTCGCGCACGTCGTCAGGGGTCCAGTGGGTGTAGGCCAGATTGGTGCGTGTCGTTTGCCCTGTGAGCGCCACAGTGGAGGCAGCGGCGCCGTCGTGCCCTTCGTGCGTCCTCGCCCCGTATGGCGGGTCCGTGATCAGCGCGTCACACGTCACGCCTGCGAGCACGTCTTGCCAGCGGCCCAGGTGGAGGGTCATGCCCAATGCCTCTTTGTGATCATGCGACGTGTGCCGTCATTCGCTGGTAGCAGGCCCGTACAGCCCGCACGTCTTGCGCGCAGTAGGTGGCGACCTCGTCAAGCCGACCCTGGCGAACCATCTCAGCGACCATCGATCCATCCATCCCGCCTTTGCCTGGCACTCTTAGAGCGAGGCACAACGCATCAAGAGACACGCGACCTCGCCTGTCATCGGTCCACAGGGCCATCGTGCAAACCCACGGCGATTCCCACGGCTTGACGTCGACGGCGCTAAATGCGCGGGGCAGAGCAACGCCTTGCACGATGCCGCGTTGACGGATCATGCTGCGATCAAATTCGGCGTTGTGGGCCACAATTTTCGACGGCTTCAGCGGCGCCATTTGTCGGCAGAAATTAGCAAGCATTGCTCTTTCCCCGTCTGGGTCGGCCAAGTCACGCACAACCAAGACCGGATCGTCGTTGTCGATGGCCCACGACATTACCACAAGTTCGCCAAAGAGACCCGACAAAGACGTCTTTGCAATCTCGTCGTTGGCCTTTTTCGCGGCCTTTTCCACGTCAACGACGTCAAAATGTTTTGCCGCGAAGTGGGCGTAGACGTCATGGCGAGACGTTGGGATCGTCTCTGTGTCGAGGAAGAGAATCATCGCGTCACCACGATGGCGCCTGAGGATTCAAGCGCAGAGCCGAACACGCGGCGAAGGCCATCGAGTCGCGCACTGCCAGGGCACATTGATTCACGCTCGTAATGGCCGATCGCAGAAAAAGAGCAGCCGACAAGGTCGGCGAGTGCCGCAAGTGTGAGACCCTGCGACGTGCGAAGGCCGCGCAACTTTGCGCCGTCAAGGTCGATTCGTGTGCCTTGCGGCGTGAAGAATGTTTTCAATTAAGACTCCAAAAAGAAAGCCGGGGCTGTCACCCCCGGCGATGCGTGAATTCAGAACGGAAGGCCGTCGTCTTCTTCTTCTGCTGCTGCTGCGGGTGCAGCTTCTTCGACGACAGGCGCAGCGACGACAGGCGCAGCTGCAGTTTTTTTCTTTGCCATGAACGCGGGCGCCGTCGTCGCCTTTGCCGCTGGCGCCTTCGCTGCGGAGTACTTTGTTACCTTGTTTTTTTCGGGGTAGTCGCCCTTGGCTTTGTCGACTCCAATGGTCACGTCGATCTCCTTGCCGATGCATGGCGCAAGATCGCTGCTGCTGACACCACAGGCCATGCCGAGGTCTTTCACGCGCTCGAGCGACGATGCGACCATATCGCGCATCTTCTCCCTCGTCGACGCGATAGGGTGCGTGACAAACAGCTTGCGTCCGTCGAGGGCACCGCCGACGAAGGCGAGGCGCACGTTCAAATTCTTGATCGTGTCGTCTTTGTTCATCTCGAGAGACATGGTCTCAACGAGCATTCGCGCTGTCTGCGAGGGATAGACGTTGCTGGGGGCTTTTTTGATGTCAGAGACGTTGATGCCAATATCGAGGTCACTCATTTTGCTTGCTCTTTGTTTGTTGTTTGTTGCTGCGGTGGGCTAGTCCGCGCTTAGCCCAGGATCTTTTCGACGATGGCCCCGAGGTCGCACGGCTCGATTGCTGCGAGTTTGCCCGTGCGGTCTTTTGCCATAATGGTTTGCGTTTTTGCGGTCCTGATTTGCCGCGTGCCATCGGGCTTCATTTCGAGGCGCAATACGGCGTCGAACGTGTACGGCATCGACTGCTTGAGGTTGTTGCTGGGCACGCTCATCGCGTAGTGATTGACCATCTCCGGGCGCTTGGCTGACCCTTCATTGATCTCTTGCCTGCTCTCCTGAAAAATGAACAGCACGCCCAAGTGGGCGACGTCGACCATCTGCCAGAGCACGCCCAACGTGGCCGACATCATGCCGCCGTATGCCTGTCGCGGGTCGGGTGATGCCTCGAGACGTGCCCTGAGTTCGCGGTCTGCCAGATTTGAAACGCTGTCGACGACGCACCATGCGAATCCGTTGTTCTCGTCGCTGGCAAGCGCAACGCCTTCGCGCACGTCAGCAATGCTGTGGCATTCGCCGACAACAACGCAATCATCTTCGAGCATGTCCGGGCATCGCTCGCGCAGTGACCTCAGCCCGTGCTCGGCTGTGAGAATCAATATCTTTTTGCCCTCGGGCAGTAGTTGCCAGAGTGCTGCGATCTGTGTCGTCTTGCCAGTGCCAGATTCCCCATACAGGGCGATCTTCGGGGCGCGGCTGTCGATGGCTTGCGCTAAATTTGTCAGACGTAGGGTCATGCGTGTTCTCCGTTGTTGCGTTTTCTTGTAGTCGCTACTAGAAGTGCTGTCAACAACCGAGGCAAACAAAATGAAACTACGGGACTACCAACAGGCCGCTGTCGACGCTGTTTTCTCTTGCTGGGACAGGGCGCCGGCGGGCGCTTCCCCTCTGATCGTGATGCCGACCGGATCGGGCAAGAGCCCTACTTTGGGCGAACTTGTGCGCGTGCTTGTCGAGGATTATTCTTGCCGCGTCGTCGTGGCGACGCACCGCAGAGAATTGATTTTTCAGGACTACAAGGCGATCCGCTCGATATACCCGCAGGCACAGATCGGGATCGTGTCTGCTGGCATCGGGAAAAAAGAGTACGGGCACCCTGTCACCATTGGCGGCATTCAGACGATGATCAACAAGCCTGAGTTGCTGGGTCGTGTTGACGTGCTCATTGTCGACGAAGCACATTTGATTAGCCCTGTCGATGGCACGTCTTACCAGACACTGATTAAGACGTTGCGCGGGAAAAATCCCGATATGCGTCTTGTGGGTCTGACGGCTACGCCTTTCCGTCTCGGTCAGGGCTATTTGACCGAGGGAGAGGAAGCACTGTTCACGTCGATAGCCTACAGCGTCGACGTGAAAAAACTTATCGTCGACGGGTGGCTTAGCAACGTCGTGACGGGCTATGCAACGGCGACGATCGACCTTAAAGGCGTCGGCACTCGCATGGGAGAATTTGCCGCCAATGACCTCGAACTGGCGTCCGACGTTGACAAAATCAACGAAGCAGTCGCTGGCGACATAAAAAAAGCCCTCGACAGCGGGCGCACATCCGCTCTTGTTTTCGGTACGTCGGTCGCTCACGCCAGGCGCCTCGCAAACGCAACGCGAATGCAGGGAATATCAACCGAGACGATCACCGGCGAAACGCCACCGGGCGAGAGAGACGTGATCATCGCTGCGTTCAAAGCGCGCAAACTGAACTGCATCACCTCTTGCGACGTCCTCACGACGGGCTTCGATGCGCCCGTCGTTTCGATAATTAGTCTCGTGCGTCCGACGATGAGCCCGTCCCTCTACGTTCAGATGGTGGGCAGGGGCATGCGAACCGCTGAGGGCAAAACGGACTGCCTGCTGCTCGACTACGGCGGCAACATCGCTAGGCACGGGCCGATCGACAATGTCAGGGTGCGCCCTCGACCGTCAGCCGAGGGCGACGCACCCGTCAAAATATGCCCTGAGTGCTGCGCGTGCTGCGCTGCTTCAGCTCGCGTCTGTGATCATTGCGGCTTCGCCTT